CCTATCATAGCAAGCTGTGGCGTATTGGCCTTTACAAAGCCGCCCTGTGCCAGCTTTGGTATCTGCGGCACTTTGATGGACGGGAGCCAGCCAAAAGGCTTCAGTCCCATGATATCAACCTTTTTCAGTCTTTTAAGAGCTGAGTTTAATCCATCAAAAGGTAGTTTGATAACTTTGTTGATCCCGCTGATCAAGGCATTCACGACTGATTTCAGACCATTTAAGATTCCGTCCTTTATACCGTCAAATACCTTTCCTCCCGTCGAAAATACGTCTTTTACGGCTTTCCACGCTGCGGAGAATTTATCCCTGAACCAGTCGGCCACGTGGGAAAAAGTATTTTTGATGCCACTCCAAATACCCGAAAAGAAATTCCCAACACTGGAGAATGCGCTTTTAATCCCGTCAGATGCAGATGTAAATTTCTGCTTAAACCAGGAACCCACACTTTTAAAGGTATCAGCAATACCAGACCATAGCCGTGAGAAGAACTCTCCAATCTTTTTTGTTACGGAATCGAACCAGTCTCTAATTCCACCCCATATCTCAATAGCTTTAGCACTTATTTCATCCCAATGTTTATATAAGAGAACTCCTATTGCAATTAAAGCACCTATTATTAAGATAATCGGGTTAAATCCTGCAAGCAATTTGACCAGCGCGTTTTTTAAACCTCCCGCTTTCATAATTGCCAAAGTCATATTAGTTGCAAATTTCCCAACAAACTCATTTAATCCTGATATTAGCTTTCCGAATTTCCATGCTGCAAAAAAAGAACCAATGACCAGGGTAATATCCTGTACATCTTGTGGGTGTTCTTTACACCAGTCGCTGAACTTCTGCAGCGCTCCATTGATCTTGTCCCATACAGCCAGGAATACACCACCAGCCCAGCTTGCAAGTGGCTGCAACACAGTATCCCAAAACCACTGAAACAATGGCTGCAATGCCTCCAGGATATGATTGAACACTTCTATCGCTATTGACAAGGTGTCAAGAAAACGCGGTACTATCTCATTGGCTGTCCATACTCCAAGTGGCTCCAGGACATTCTGCCAAAACCAGAGAAGGCCTTCACCCACATTAATGGCGAACGGTGCCAATGCGTCCCACAGTCCACGCAGTGCCTCGTTGATATCATCAAACTTTATGGCCATCAGGCCCTCATTCAAAGCATCAACAAACCCCGGAATGCCTGTCTGGAAGAGCCAGCTTGCAACTTTCCCCAGAAAACCACTGAAAAAATCCCCCAGTGCCGTCTGAGTGAAGCTTCCTAACTGTTTAAGTCCTTCATTCCATAATCGTTTGAAGGAATCAATGGTAGGCTGTATATTCCTCTGGATCTTCTGGAACATTTTCTGGAACTTGGAATCTAACTGGTCAACAACTGTGTCACCCTCAGCCAGATTCCCATAATTGATATCCATGCCTTTTATTGGAAGGTTTCCTATTCCTCCAGCAGCCGGGTCAGAACTGCTCTTATCCTGCAGCTTATTGATCTTGTCAAAGCCCATCAGGCTTCTGGATGCCTTCTCCGCTGCCTTTCCTATACCCTCTGTAGAATCTGTCAGGGAATCTGCTGCGCCTGCAGCCGCCGACAAGTCAGACGCCGTATCCTTAAACCCAGATCCGCCTTCTGCTTTCTTTCCTGTCAGCATCTCCGTGAATGACTTAAATGCCGATGCTACAGTCATCAGCTTGGCCAGTAGCTGATTCAACAACTTCAAAACAGGGGTCAGGACATTTATAAGCCCTTGCCCCAAAGTTGCCTTTAGACTGTCGAACTGAAGCTTCAGGACCCTGACCTGGTTAGCCCATGAATCTGACGTCCGTACAAAATCCCCGGTTGCCGCCGACAACTGGTCCTGCACAAACTGGTACCGCAGGGCTACTTTTTCCGCCTCGCTCATGGCCTGGGTGGTCTTACCCCAACCGTTTGCCATTGCATAGGCATCTAGGGCGTTCTGGGTCATTACGACGCCTAAATCCTTTAAGGTCTCAGTCTCACCTGTAAATACGGATTTTAATTTTGTATACGCTTCGTCCTGCGAAATGTTGTAAAAAGAAGCCACATCGCCCGCCAGTCCTGTCAGTGTAGTACCCATATCGTAGGCTTGCTGCTCCGAAAATCCAAAAGCTTTAGCCATCGCGCCGAATGTACCAGTAAACTGCTTCGCCATTGTCTCTGACAGTCCAAAACTGGCCGCTGCCGACTGAGCGAACTTGTCCACCTGGGCTGACATATGCGGAAATGTAACATCTACGACATTCTGGACCTCGGCCAGGTCTGAGCCAAGCTCAATACAGGACTTGCCAAAATCCACAAGTTTTTTAACAGCGAAGGCAGACGCAAGGGCTACACCTGCCTTTTTTGCCAGGTTTGTGATGCCTGACATCTGTTTTTTAAATTGATTCTGATTTACAACCAGGTCAAGACCGATCTGGCCTACACTCTGTGCCACATATACCACCTGCCTCTTTTAGAGGACATCGGCACATGGGCACTACTTGTCCTGATTAATCTTTATCTCAAATTCTTTTTTACAGTGCCTTGCCTGGCACTTAAAAAATACGCCCCGGCATATTGCATCCGGAATGTACTGTACTTTCTGCTCATGCCCACAATAAGGGCATTTCACTTTCATTTTTTCAATTATTCACACCTCCCGCTGCATAAATAAGAGCCTGCTTCATGGATTCCAGAAATCCCTCCATATTCTCTTGAGACATTGCTTTTGCCCTGCGCGTCCGCCATTCCATTCTGATGCGCTTCTGCTCCGGGCTAAAATACTCCAAAATTTCCGGGTCATCTTCGGCTCTGATAGACACAATCCGGCCAAGCGGTGTATCGGGTCCCAGACCAGACAGCATGTCTTTAAATTCATCCCATTTCATTTGGGGCAGCTCCCGGGATAAACGTAACCCGTACTGCGTCTGAAAAGATGATATGATAAGTCCAAAATCATCTATCAAGTCGTAGTACGGGTCATCACTCTCCCGATTCTTCCTCGCCGGTGATCAGACCAATTGCCGAAAAGACCAATGTCTGAAAATCTGCAAACTGCAGCTTCATCTTGTCAATTTTCTTGCGGTCTGCATCACTGAAGATCAGCTCATACATTTTTACTACATCACTGGGCTGCACGTTGTCACCATCTCCCAGGATTCCCATAATCTTCAGGACAGTGGTAGCGTCTGCATTTACTTCCAGCTCTTTACCTTTTACAACCAGTTTAGGATTCTCGTCAAAAGCCAGTTTGTCTGTAATGTCAATAGTCTTTGCCATTATGCGCCACCTCCTGATGGTAATGTTACTGTCGGCTTGCCGTTACTCATGACATCGAACTCCAGCGGTCCAACCTCAGTGGATTTACCTGCCCCCGTATTTGTGATGTTATAAACTGCAGCATCCCAGGAGATAATCGTCCCATCCGGGAATGTCCAGCCGAAGTAGCCCTCTGCGTCTCGCCCATTCTTAAAAGTCTTATTAAATACATAGTCATTTCCGGTGTCCCCAATATTTCTTTTCCCGGATACAGAAATGGTGATGCTCTTCGCTGTTGCCAGCCTGCGCGCCCATCCTTCTGTATCGAATGGATACCATTCTTCCACACCATTGTCGAATTTTACAGAGAAAGTCTCCATATCCGCAATGGGTGTTGCCCCGGTCTTTTTATCTCCCACCTGGAACTGATTTTCATAACAGGGATAAACCCCGGTTTTTCCTGCCATATCTTTACCTACCTTTCATAATGCAATGTCAGCCAGATCACACGCTCATACACGCCGTTATCATCAGTTCCCACGTCAATGGGTTCCGGCACATCCAACTGCAGATAATCCACGTGTTTTCCGACAATCTCCAAATCTGTTACATGTAAAAGCTTGTCATACAGGGCCTGTGCTGCCTCCTCTGTCTCATTGGCATATTTATCCCAATGGATTAAGATAGATACAGCTTTACTGGCCGTCTTTGTATTGTCCAGACCGCCCAGGGCTATATTTGCGCCGCCAGAAATCTGACGCTGATAGACACCTATAGACCGCTCTTTTTTATTTTCCAGTTTGCCGATGTAAAAGTGGTTTCCCACTCCCAGCGTCTTGATCCAGTCCTTGATATCTGCCAATTCCATACTCACACCCCCGTAATCCTTTTATATATCTGCTTATATGCCTTCTGGCAGTCCTGGTCCTTACTTCCTCCCGGAAGCCAATCTTCCAGCCATTCGCCTTTAGCATGAGGGTTTTCACCTTTATCAAAATGATATTCTGGGTGAAAATATAAACGTCTTGCATATGGTGTGCTTGAAACCAGTGTTGCCTTACCAGATTTGCACCTGGAATAATCAACAAAGGTGCTGTCGTTTTGAAGATGTCCTCCACGCAGGGTACGCTTCTTTATTTTGCCATTATACTCACGGCCATTTTTAGCAAACTGACCGCGCTTACCATATACCTTGTATTCTTCTACCCTGGGGTCATCAAACGGCATCACCTGCGCCTGTACTACTTCCGTGTGCAGATACTCTGCTGTCTGCTCCAGGGCTGTTACCTGTGCATCTGTAAGAGCCTGTATGCGGCCCCAGTCCATCTTAATGATTGAATTTACATTGATCATACAATATCTAACCTCGTGTAATTTACGCTGCCATCCGGATTCCTGGCTTTCATCCCCTGCAGGATATTACGGGTCTCCCCAAACACTGTAACCGTGCCTCCAGAGATGACAGCCACTCCTGGGGCAATGTCTCCCCGAAAGAGAGCTGTCCCGGAAATCTGTACATACTTCTGTTCCTTGTCAATGACCGTCTTTGCGCTATCCTGATAGTTACAGCGCAAGTCACCCCCAAAAGCCACCTCCGGACCGCCGTTCTCATTCAGGCCCTCGCTATATATAGTCACATGGATGTCTGTCGTACAAGCCCATTCAGGCACCAAACATGGATACATAGACATCACCTCAACAATCTGCAGCACAAGCCTGTCTGACAGAGCTGCTCATAGACATCACGCCGCATGGGGATTCCTTTCTGTGTGGTCACATTCCACGATTCCCCGAATTGCATGGATACGCCATTGATACTGTATCCCTGCAGGATCATGTCGAAAATCTCCCTGTTTTGCCACTCAAAGTCTGCCTGCATACAGCAGACCTCCTGGACAATTTCTTGCTGGAATGGTGTCAAATCAGAAAATCCCCGGCCCACAATACGATTGTAGGTCAGGGAATCAATATGCCTGGACGCCTGTTTCAAATACCGTTCCCGGTCAGCATCCGACAGCAGGTTGCCGTTGTAGATATCCGTGTAATACGCAGAGTCTGCATATGGGGTGTACATATCACTCACCGGCTTTCTTTGCTGGTTTCTTTTCAGCCTTCAAGGTTTCCAGCTCCTTCTGCAGATCAGATTTCTCTTCCTGCAGATTTGCGCATAACTTCTGCAGGCGTTCTACTTCTCTAACAGCCTGCATGTGATCCTCATATGGTACAGTTTTTCCACGCCCATAGGCAATCACTTCCCCGTCATCATTCAGGATATCAAAGCCGGAATCCTGGTAAAACTTCTTCTGCATCTCGTCAATGGTGTACTCTTTATTTCCTTTCGTAGCTCTCATATCATGCACCTGCCTCTACATTCATTGCGCAACCTTCTACTTTCTTTTCTAACAGAAAAAGATCTCCATAGTTACGGTTCTGATACAGATAACCGTCTGCAGTACGGCTGTCAGTACCTGGTGTAAACAGTTTGATATAACTGTACTTATCACGGCATACCACGCAGGAGGTGTGGATCAGGATCCAGTTGATCTGTTTTGCGTCCTCCGCTGCCGTGCAGCCTTCCGTAAAATCGTATTTTGTTTTCATGCGAGCAGCCGGGACCATTTTAATAGTCACATTATCCAGGGAGTGGACATTACGGTTGATTGTCGAAGGCGTGGTGACACTCATAACGCGCTGGATGCCTTCAGCTTCCTTGATAATTTTATACATAGACGGGGTTACATACAGCATTCTGCCTTCTTCTGGCACACCCGCCTCGTCCATGATGCTCATTTCTTCGTCAAATGCCTCCAGGAAATTTGACGCTGTAATAACCGTTGTATCAATCCGTCCAGAAAGCCTAGTCATTTCTGCGTGAAGCTTGCTGTACCGATAAGAATCCTTCTCTGGGATGGCTTGCTCTGTTTCAAAAGTATTCTGGATATTTGCCACGGATAATGTAAGATTTGTCTCATCAATATCCATCGGGTCAATCCAGAACTCCACATCCCTGTCATGCTCCAGTTTCTTTGCCTCCCAGTCATTGCTGAGCGTTCCAGCGTTGAATCCGGGTGTCCTGGTGTGGTCCTTATACCCAGTTACCGCCATTCTCGGAAGCTTGATTGTCTGGGCATTAATAAATTTTACTCCCAGATTACTCTGTGCCAGTGCATCAGAGCACAGTTCCTTTGCATATTTCTGCTGCAGGAGCTGCGTAAACGTTGTTGCATAATCATATATTGCCATGTATTAGTTCCTCTCTTTCCTAAAGTCCAAACGCTCTCTTTAAAGCGTCGCTATTTGTTTGCTGTTGCCCCGCCTGGCCGGAAGCCCCTACCTGTACAAAGCCTGTCTGACCTGCTGGTGCAGGTTTTAATGCCGGGATGTCTTCAAGCACTTTGTTTAGTGCATTTTTAAGTGTCTCTTCGTTGATTTTCCCGTCCTGTCCCATAACCTGGCTTAGATCCGCCATTTTAAGGACATATGGGATAGTCTTTGCGTCAATCCCCAGACCAACCGCTGCCATAGTGGCGGGGGCGTGCACCCGTCCCTGCCTGGTCTC